CAGGGTATTATATTTGTATTACATGAAATATGTCTTCAATATTATTCATACATATTGTCAAAAGAATATAATAGACCAACAAATATATTCGAAGGAAAAACATTGGAAACATTTGAAATAAAAATTCCTGAAATTTATGGATTGTATTTAAGTCATAATGAAATAGACAAAGGGTATAATGGGTGTGTTATTATTGAAATTCATAGTGAATATGTATTACCAAACACTGATGAACATACATTGAATATTCAAACATTAAAGCCAGTTATACCACATGGAAATATAGAACATGGAAATATAACAGATCCAAAAATAAAACAAACTATAAAACAAACTATAAAACGTATGATAAAATATAAAAAGACATATCCCCAAATCACTACAGATATTGAATCTACTGAAGCCCATAGAAAGCGAAACACTAAAAGTAAAGAAAATAATACAGGAAGTCAATCTACAAGAAGAAAAAGAGACATTATTGCTTTGGATATTTTGAAATATGAAAAAATAAAAATTATTATTATGTTACACAATACAATTGTACAATTTTTTAAATACTTAAAAAGGAATTCTTTATTACATTTAGATAGTTCACTTAGAAATATTTATTTTCATGAAAATCAACTAGTAATTATTGATTTTGGAGAATCTTATATTTCAATCCATCGCAAAAAATCCTACAAATCATCATCCAAACGAATAAATAAATCTGGTAATATTTTGTATGTTAAACCCGAATTTCAGAGGGATGGATATCCTATAAGTAAGGTTATTGAGAAAGCAAAAGAATATGCGAAATTGAGACAGGCAATAGATGTATGGTTATTTGAAGTATGCCAAGACTTTAGAAAATGTTATGGAGGAGGACTAAAAAAAAATTAAGAAGGCTTACATAAATATTTTTTGATGTTCTCAATAGACGATTTATTTATTTTACGCATTTTCCCATTACATTCATATTGAATATTATTCAATATGTGCGGATTGTTTTGTAATTGTTCCAATAAGTCTGGGAAATTTTGGAATTGTTTCATAATAGAAATTGCTGTTACCGAACTAATTCCCGGTATTTGACACAATAATATTTCTCCAATGTTCTCCGGGGTAATATTTTCCTTTTTCGTTTTTTTGACAACACTGCAATATTGACTTGAGGTTTGTGCGGGTTCATTGGGGGCATTTGGCTCGATGGATTCACCTGATGGATGGGGTTCGGTCAAAGGAGGCAAATGAGAACTTTGGGATGTTCTCAATAAATACCATGGGATTTTCCCTTTTGCAATATCGCGGTCTATTTTGACCGCCATCCATAATACCAATTCCGCACTTTCGCGTACACTACTCGTTTTCATTACACTGAATCCTTTGAAAAAATTCAAAGATGCAATACAAGAATAAATCAATTTCTTTTCACCCACATTTTTTAATTGCGAGAACAAACCTTCCAATACATAGACAATATTATGTAAGGGATACCCACTCGAATGTGTGAGCCGGTACGATTGTTCTTCATACCGACCATCTTTAATACTTGCCAATAAATCTTGAAATGATTTTCTTTCTATAATCATAATATCTTTATCTTCATCGCTACGAATGAGAACATCGCCAAGGGGGAGAACTTGTTTAAACAATTGTATACTTGTTGCATTTCCCTCACAATTTACAATAGAATAACATTTGTCAAATAAATCCACTTCGCGTTCATCAATAATTACTTTCATGGGTTTATGTGAGGTAAACCAATGTTCTCAACTATGAATAATAAATAATATAATATTTAAGTAAATTGACATTATATTATTAATTTTGGAGGCCTTCTTCATAATTTGTCTGCACCTCTTTATGTTCCCTTGACATGCCAGTATCTAGCATTCATTTGTCTTCCGACACCGTGACTCAAACTGGCAAGAGGGAATCGCACTTGTTGGTATGTCTTCAAGTTGCAGCATCTTCCATGTGCAGCATCTGTGTTATGCATATAAATGGAAGACCAGTAACCTCTTCCTATAATGTAAGGAAACCCAGCCTTCTTGCTTCCTCCGCCCTGATTTTGATTCGAAATAGTATTCGCATATCTTGCTCTTTTGGATGAATTTGATAAGACCATTCTATAATATATACTCTAAATATATTTTTTTACGATTTTATATTGTTAAATAAAACACAAAACAATAAATCATCTATTCCAATGCAACACTGCTAAATAGTACTCTACAAATTGAAACGAACAAAACGAAATAAATACTTTGAAAAAAGCAGGACAAAAAGAATATAAAAACAACCCATGTATTAATGTATAAACTTAACCGAACTTCATTTAGTTCATTGTATTTGATATTTTTAAATAAAATGAACACATTCAATTTAATCAATGACGAAGATGTGCGAATTGAAAAAAATCCACAAGGAGTGGACACTTACATATTTGACCCCTACAATCCCCTAAATAAAGTGATTTCCACGGATGAAATACAAAATATTTTACATTTGTATGGCATTGATGTAAAAATCAACAACTATACATTATATAAACGCGCCTTTATTCACCGGTCCTATGTAAAACGCCCCAATCTGGAAAATCAACAAAACAATATTGTGATTGTTCCTCAACCCCCCGAGTGTCTCCCCTTATTTACAAAATCCAATGAACGTCTCGAATTCGTTGGAGACGGTGTATTGGAATGTATTACTAAATATTATTTGTATCGCCGTTTTCCTAAAGAAAACGAAGGATTCATGACCGAGAAGAAAATCGCATTGGTGAAAAACGAGAGCATCGGTAAAATGGCGTATGAAATGGGAATGCATAAATGGTTTGTATTGTCGAAACATGCGGAATTAAAACAAACACGCACCAATCTTAAGAAATTGGGGTGTTTGTTTGAAGCCTTTATTGGAGCAATGTTTTTGGATTTCAATAAAATCTCTGTTAACGACGAAGACGGATGGTTCGAAAATGTATTTGTCACGGGTCCCGGATTTCAAATGGTGCAAATTTTTGTGGAAAACGTCTTTGAGAAACACGTGGATTGGATTAGTCTGATTCAAAACGACGACAATTTTAAAAATATATTGCAAGTGAAAATCCAGAAAGAATTCAAGGTGACACCTTATTACATGGAAATCAAAGAACATGATACAGAAAATGGGTATTACATGGGCGTATTTTTGTGTTTGGGGCAGCCATTCCATTGTGTTTCTGTACAAAATGCCATTCCCTATTCGCAATTCAGTTCATTTCAGGAAATACACGAATACATGTCATTGAACAATAAAATATTATTATTTTTAGGAGAAGGGAAACATAAAATTAAAAAGAAGGCCGAACAAATTGCATGTGATGATGCCATTAAGCATTTGGATGGATTTTGATTATTTATTTGAGCATATTTTGCAATGTATATATAATTTATGAGTTATAATGGGACCTCATCTAAAATATATATTATATATTATATACGAGTAATATATAATAAATGGAAACTCGTGTGAATCCATTACAATTGTTAAAAAGAAAGGCCATTGTAAAACCGAAAGCGCCTATTTTTTATAAAATAAAAACAAAAGCACAAAAAACAATTTATTCTGAGGAAGGGGACGAAAGGAACGAAAGGGAAAAAAGGGATGACGAAGAAGGGGACGCCGAAGAAAAAAGAGAGGAAGAAGGGGAAATTACATTAGATAGTGAATATGAACGCATTGTAAGACCAAAGCGCAAATTTGCAATCCTTGACAAACGCAATAACGTAGATGTAAACCGAACTATGGTTTTAGACAGACTCAATAAATTTACAAACAATAAAGTGGTGATTGAACTTCAAAAATACAAAAAACCCAGCGGAATTGTTGAAGAATTCAAAGTCCCCCTACACAATACCAATTATTATAATACTATGCAACCCGGGGATGTGCTACCAGAACCTATTGGGTTACCCAAAAAAATAAATATGAATATTGTGATTGATGATGACGAAAATGAGGGTGAGGAGATAAATGGCGAGAAAGAGAAGGAGAAGGAGAAGAAGAAGGGAATGAAGGGCGAGGAAGAGGAAGAAGGTGAAGGAAAATCTCCCCAACAATTATTTGAAATCACTGACAAAGATATTGTATTTGAAGAAAATGCAGAACCTGTTATTATAAAGAAAAAACGCGGACGAAAACCCAAAAAAGGAGTTGTTCCAGAAACACAACCTGGTGAAGAAGGAAAAGAAATAGAAGTGGCTCCCAAAAAACCCGGAAAAGCAACCAAAAAGAAATATCCACCACTTATTATTGGCAATGTAGAAATTGACCCCACTACAAAAATAAACCGCAAATTGTTAAGTAACCGCCTGCCCAAACCCGAAAAATTCGTAGTAAAAACATCAAAATATTACATGAACAACCGCAAGATCCACGTTCAGAAATTGGCCGAATTGTTTAAACCCTATAAAAGCGAAATCCTCGAAAATGCCGAAAAAGCATCTTGTGAAGGCACCTCCAATGTGGACATTAAATTGTTAACCCATCAGAAAGTGGTCCGAGATTATTTAAATATATATACACCGTATCGTGGCTTACTTTTATATCACGGATTAGGTTCGGGCAAAACATGTACCAGTATTGCAATTGCCGAGGGCATGAAATCCAATAAACCCATTATATTAATGACACCCGCATCCCTAAAAGACAATTTCTTTTCCGAAATCAAAAAATGCGGAGACCACCTTTATCGCAGATATCAATATTGGGAATTTGTTTCCACTGCAGGAAACCCCGAATATGTTTCAGTATTGTCCAAAGTCTTACAAATCCCATTGGAATACATTCAAAAACACAAGGGGGCGTGGTTGGTGGATGTTAGTAAAAAAGAAATGAACTATGATGCATTGGAAAGCCGTCAAAAAGACGCATTAAATGAACAATTGGACCTGATGATACGTTCCAAATATCGCGATATTAATTACAATGGTTTAAATGAGTCTATTATACAAGAACTGACTCAAGATTATACCATTAATCCGTTTGACAATACAACGGTTCTTATTGACGAAGCACACAATTTCGTGAGTCGCATTGTCAATAAAGTAAAAACCCCCGACTCCCTTTCATTTCAATTATACGATTATTTGTTGAAAGCCAACAATGTGAAAATTGTATTTTTAACGGGTACTCCTATGATTAATTATCCACAAGAATTGGGTATTTTATTTAATATGTTGCGTGGATACATTAAACGTTGGACCTTTCAAATTCATGTGAAAGAGAACAAGGGATTGAAAGTCAACAAAGACGAAATATTGAAAATGTTTGATCGCGAAGGATTGAATACATTTGATTATGTAGAATATTCCGGAAACAAATTGATTGTTACCCGCAATCCCTTTGGATTTATCAATACGAAAAAACGTGTTCCTCCCAAAAAAGGCGGATCTGCAGGATCCGGATTTTTCGGATTGTTTGGAGGGAAAGCCTCTAGTAAACCTAGTAAACGCAAAATTGTAGTGAAATCCAACAGAAAAACGAAAAGCAAACGCGGTGCGAGTTCTACTAGTGAACCCAAATATAATGTAGATCCAAAAACTCATACCTTAATTGAAAATCCGCACTATAAAAATGGGAGGCATGGGAGACATGGGACAGATGGTGTGGACGGGGCGGACGAGGCGGACGACGACGAAATCGAACCCGAAGCCCGCATTGAATATTATGACCGAGTCGGCCAAAATCCGTACAAAGGGGGTGGAACCGTTTTCGAAGATTATGATGGAGTTACCTTAGACGAATCGGGTAATATGAGTGACGAAGATTTTGTGAAAGAAATTAAACGCATATTACAGAAAAATCGGTTGGAAGTCATTGAATCGGGCTCGTATTACGAAGAATTGAAAGCATTACCGGATGATGCAGAGGAATTCAAGACCATGTTTATTGACCAAGACCAATCCCGTGTTATAAATACCAATTTGTTTAAGAAACGCATATTGGGACTGACGTCGTATTACAAAAGCGCAAGTGAAAAATTATTGCCATCCTTTGTTCCTGCAGAAGACGGTTCAAACATTCATATTGTCCGAGTAGAAATGAGCGATTACCAGTTTAACAATTATGAGAAAATACGCAAAATCGAAGCCGAACAAGACCGTCTGAAAAATCAAAAGAAACAGAACATGATGAAAAAAGGGCAAACCGACGATATTTATAACATTGCCTCTTCTTACCGCGTATTTTCGCGAGTAGCGTGTAATTTTGCCTTTCCAAATCCACCGGGGAGACCCATGCCAGATAATGGGTTTGGCGCCAAAGGGGCAAATGTAGATATAGACCTTGGTTCAGACAACGAGAATTCAGAATCCACTCATGAATCCACTCGTGAAGCCACGCACGAATCCAGTGTGGATGGATTGTCCCCTAAATTATTACATGAAGTAGACAATTATGTATCGCAAGAAGATGCGGAACGCCTTAGCAAAACACAACCTGAACCCGTTGATTATCAAGCCCGTATTAAAAATGCAATGAAATTGTTGAAATATGACCCTTCAAAAACTGCCGAAGAACAATATTTATTAAAAGAAAACTTGAATCAATACAGTCCCAAATTTGCCAAAATATTGGAGAACATTTCAGATGCAGAAAACCGCGGCTTACATTTATTATACAGTCAATTCCGTACAATAGAAGGGATTGGCATATTGAAACTCATATTAGAAGCCAATGGATATGCCGAATTTAAAATCCGCAAAAATGACAGTGGATTATGGGATGTAGTCACTCGCGATGAAGATGCAGGTAAACCCCGATTTGTTTTATATACCGGCACGGAAACCAAAGAAGAAAAGGAAATCATACGAAATGTATATAACAGCAATTGGTCCTCTGTCCCTTCTTCCATTACAGCCAAATTATATCCTATTTCTAACAACAATTTTTATGGGGAAATCATTAAAGTATTTATGATTACTGCTTCCGGGTCAGAAGGAATTAACTTGCGCAATACAAAATACGTGCATATTGTGGAACCCTATTGGCATGTGGTACGAAGTGACCAGGTTATTGGTCGCGCGCGCCGTATTTGCAGTCATCAAGATTTGCCCGAAGAAGACCGAACAGTAAAAGTATTTTTGTATTTATCTGTGTTTGGGGAAGAACAAAAGAATAATAAAAATAACATTGAAATGATGAATCGCGATGTAAGCCGGATTGATGGCCGTCCCATTACTACAGACGAATCTTTATATGACATTTCTATTATTAAACGAAATATTAATGACCAGTTGTTGAAATCCATAAAAGAAACTGCGGTGGATTGCAGTTTGTATAATTCTTCGAATAAAGAAGAAAATTTGGTTTGTTATGGATTTGGCAAAGTGACATCCAATGCATTTGGTTCTTATCCCACTTTGGCTGAAGATTTGAGCGACGTCCCTGAAATCAATGTGAAAAAAGAGAAATTGAAATTAAAAATGACCCAACCCATTAATGGGGTTGTATATGCAATCAATCCAAATACTTTGGAAGCCTATGATTTGGAGAGTTACAAACAAGCCAAAGAAGGGCGCGGAGAATTGGTTTATGTGGGTACAATTCAACCTGAAGACAAAGGATTCAAATTTGTACCAAGTGTATAACCCTTTTCATATATTTCAACTATTGCACTACAGAGAAAAAATATGTACATTATATACAATTTTACATATTTTTTGTTTTTTGTGTTTTTTTCTGTTTTTTTCTGTTTTTTTCTGTTTTTTTGTTTTCTGTTTTTGAAATGAATAAATGAATACATAATACAATACATGAGTCTTACCTGAATATGTTGTTGTTCTGCGCGCGTCCTCCTTAGAAGGTCTTTTCTGGAACTTCCTCTGGAATGTTATCCTTTTTTTCTAGTTCCACTACTGGTTGTTGTTGCTTCTGTTGCATTTGCTGTTGATTCTGAACCTCGAATTCCTCCATATTCCCAGGAAACACTAACTTCTCGACCGCCCACTTGCCCGCCATAAACCACATGACTTCAATCACCTTGCCTCCGTTGTATACTACCCATCGCATGGCCACACAGTGTGGCATTGGCGTCATAAACGGAGAATACAAGAACCCGACAATGCCCTTGGGTACGCAATATTCTACGTATAAATGACTGCATGCATAATGCAATGAAATCCACACCAAATAGGTCATTGCAAAGGATTGGATAAAGACCATAATATTCGAACACGCTAATGAGATATACTTGTTGGAAACGAAACTGTGGAATGAAAACATTTTGAATTACTACTTGACTATACTTCTAACTAACTGCTTTTTCGCTCAAATCTCAATAATTATGAGATGAATAATACTATAAAGTAAATACTAAAAAAGCATTTCAATTTTTTACACATAAAAAGATA